TCTCCGTCGGGGATTTGCAGCATCGCGCTCATGCCGCATCCCTCCGCAGGAACCCGGGCATCGGATCGTCGTCGTCGTGATCGCGCGCGCCGATCTGGTCGATGACGATCCTCTCTGGACGCGTCGAGCTCTCACCGGCGCCCATCGGAATGCCCGCAGGATCATGCGGCGGCTCCACATCAAACGCCGTGAGCGCAGCCCGCAGCGCTTCCTCCTGCCGTTCCATTTCTGCCCGGCGCTCGGCGTAGTGAGCATCAGACCGAGGAGCGAGGCGCTCCAGCGCCTGATTGGCGTCGGCCAGCGCCAGTTCCAGCGCGCGGCGATCGAGAACGCCTTCCCGTGCATCCCTCTCCAGCACGGCACCGACGGTCTGCGTCAGCCTCTCGGCCAGCAGCCGGAAATCCGCTTCGGCGCGTTCAGCGAACTCCGCATCCGATCGCGCCCGGTGCGCGGCGTCGCGGAATTCCCGGAGCCTCGTCATCATGCCATCGGTGGCGGCGTCGAAGCCGTCGAGGTCCAGATGCTTTCCCTTGCGCTTCGTCATGGTCAGCGTCCTTTCACGGGTTCGCCGGTCCGGCGGTCGATCACCGTGCCGTCCAGCTTCAGCTTGAAGGGGGAGTTGCGGCTGCCGGGCATGCGGGAGGGCTTGCGGATGCCAAGGTGGCGCTGCTTCGCCCGCTTGGCCTTCGCGATGGAGCGCAGGTCGTCCTTGGTCTTGTCGCGCGCGCATGCTTCATGCGCAGGGCCGCGGTTCGCCAGATCATTCGACCCGCCGAGAGCCAGGGGGATGATGTGCTCGTCTATCCAGCGGTCGCGGGTGCCGTCGATCTTCTGCTTGCAGATGCAGCAGATGCCCTTGTGCCGCTCCCACATGTCGAGGCGCTGGCGCGGGGTCAGAGGCTTGCGCGGTGTGGTGCCGACGTCGGTCATGCCGCGATCTCCACGGCACGACGGCGGGTCTTGTTCTTCGGGCGCTGTCCCTCGCCAAGAACCGTCACGATGCGACGGTCCTCGATCATGAGCCAGATCGGCGGGATGCGGACTCCCGCGGCACCGGCCTTGATGGCCTCGCAGATGGTCGGGGTCAGAACCTTCCCGCAGACCTCGCCATAGCGCAGCGGGGCGGCGGCGATCGCGTCTGCCTGGGTCATGCCTTCGACGCGCTCAAGCCAGCGGGCCGCGGCATGTAGGGTGAGGGGAGCGAGGCCGGTCACAGAACCACCTCGATCAGGTTCTGGCGCTTGAGTTCGAAGAACAGCCGGCGCACGCGCTGCACGTCGTCATGCGCGCTCTTGGGGCCTTCCCGCGACGGCTCGGACAGGAGGATCGAGCACGCCTCATCGATCTTCGGCTGGCGGTATTGCCCGTCTTCTGTCTCGCTCGGGATCTTGCAGGCGGCGCGCACCGCTTCCCTCAACTCGGGAAAGCACAGGCCGGGCCGCATCCATTTCTCGACGCTCTTGCGATTCCGGATCAGGATCGAGGCGACAACCTTTCGGGCATGATCGTTGAAGGACACCGCGACCTTCGCCTGGTTGGCCATGCCGATCAGGACGCCCAGCGCCGCGATTTCGCTGACGCCATGCTTGGCCGCATCCCTCGACGTGATGCCGTGCACCTCCGCCGCGCCGTCCTTGATCTTCCGGCCTTCCGAATTGATCGGGGACCAGAACGAGGCGAGGGGATTGCCGTCTGCATCGACCAGCTCCGCCGCGATCTCGCATATCCAGGGCTGGCCCGGATCATCAAGAGGGAGGTCGGTGCGCAGAACGTCGGACGTGGCGCAGGCGAAGATGAGGATCATTTGCCGACGAGCTCCGCCAGCCGATCGGTGGCCGCCTGCGCCGTGATCTTGTTCTGCACCCGGTCGAGGTGGACCGCGTTGACGGCGCGGACCTCTTCAAAGGCTTCGGTCCCCTCCGGCGGGAAGCCGCCGTTCTCGTTCCAATAGGTCTTGATGTAGTCCTTGAGGGATTTCTCCGACGACGCGCGCCAAAGCATTTTCGCGTAGCTCTTGAGAACATCGAGGGGCAGGCCTTCGCCTTCCGATCGGGCAGCGGAGCTTGCGTCGTCCTGCCCCTCGTCCTCGCCCCGCGACTGCGGATCGGAGGCGGGTTCCGACGAGCCGGAGTCATCCACGCCAGACGTGAACAGCCCCGGCTCTTCCGATGCGGCGCCATCATGGCTCGTGGTGTCGTCCTGCTCTGCAGGCCCTGATTCCACGACCTCGGCCGCGTCGGTTTCGATGATGTCTTCGCTGCCGTCGATCTCGCGATCGACATGTTGCTGCGAGAAGCCGCTTTCGCCGCCGCCGGTCAGCCGCGCCGCAATGCCGGGCGGGTTGACCTCGCGCGCTGCGTCGGGGCCGCGTTCGTCCAGCTCGTCGGGGGCATAGACGCCAAGCAGCACTTCCGGCGTATAGCGACGCGCCCAACTGCGGATGCTGTAGTAGCCGAGTTGCTGCTGCGGATCGGCCTTCCAGAGCGGGGAATTCTTGGTCCTGATCTCGCCAACGCGCGGGCTCTCGTAGACCTTCCGCGATCCGTCCTGCATTTCGCAGGCGACGGTGCAGCGCAGGTTTTCGCCCTCTCCGGTAAACTCGTATTCCGGCCGGCGGGCAATCGGCGCGCGGGTGTGCACCACGGCGGCGATCAACTGCGCCTCATAGGCGATCATGTCGTTGACGTTGTAGGACTTCGCCGCGACGGCGAATGGGTCCATTTCCCAGCGCAGGGCCTGCATCGCCACGGCCATGCAGGCGCCGGCATTGCCGCGCAGGTGCTTGGGGATGGCGTGCTGCGAGCGCGACATGGCTTCGGAGAAGGCCATGACCTCGCCGAAGGAGCGCGGCAGGAGCGCCGCGCCGCCATGGGTCTGCGTCATCGCGACCTGGCTGGCGCGCAGGGGCTCGACGGTGGCGACTTGGGTGTTGGTCACGCTGCTGTCTCCTCGGGAAGGCTGCCGGCCTGCGCGTCCGCTTCCATCTGGCGGCGGAGCCAATCGGGCATGAGCACGCGGCGCTCGTCGGCGTAGCCGGGCCATTCGCCCGTCTCGACGCAGCGCGCGAAGGTGGTGATGGCGCGCTGAACCTGGCGGCCGGCGAAATAAATCCAGTCCTGATCGACCTCGACCACGCTCACGGCGTAGGGCGGCGCCTTCTCGACGAAGACGAGGACGAACATCGTCATGTCGATCTTGAGGACTTGCTTGAGGGCGCGGCGGGTGAGGGCGCCCTGCATGGCGTAGCCGTGGCTCAAAATGGCGCGCTGCACCGCCTCGGGCGATGCGTCGGCGCAGGTCTTGAGATCGACCACGCAGCCGTCGCTCACCGGCAGGACGTCCGGGCGGCTCTTGAGCCAGACCCCGGTTTCCTCGTCCTTCCAGATCAGGCTTCGCTCGACCTCGCCCTGGAGGATGCCGGCCTGCACCAGCGGGTGCGCGCCAAGCGTGCGCGCCATGCCGCGGATATGCGTCAGATCATCCGGCACCAGAACCGTGCGGCCGGCGCTGATCTGCTCTTCGCGCCATTCCTTCGCGGCGGCGGTGCGCCAGTCGGACCATTGATCCGGCCGGACGGCGAACTGCTCGCGGAAGCCGCTCTCGCCAAGCAGCAGGGTGTGGCAGGCACGGCCCATATCGAGCGCGCGGGAGGCTTCCTCGGGCTCGCGGTCGGGGTTGAGGTAGGAGCCGGCGAAATAGTGCGCCGGGGTCTGCCGCTCGATGGTGCGTAGGCCGCTGGACGAGATCGACGGACCGACGCAGCAATCGCCATGGTAGAGCTCGATGTCGAGATCGTAGACGCCGCTGGCGGAAACCTTCTCGCCAGACTTGAGCTTGAGAACCTTGGTCATGCCGCCCTCTTGGCTCTGCGCGCCGCGCGCTCTGCCGCGGCACGCTTCTGCGCCGCCAGCTTCTCCTGCTCGCCCAGAAGCCATTCTTCGGCTCTGGCACGCACCACCGCCTCGGTTGGGCCGGTGAACACCAGCGGCATGAGAATGCGGCGCTTGGCCTCGATCCCGCCGAAGTAGCCGACGCAGCGAACCGGAGCGTTTGGGCTGTTCGTCGTGAAGACGTGGAAGTCGTTCATGGAGGGCATCACGAGGCCTCCGCAGCGGCGCGGCGGCGCTCGATCTCGTGACGCACCGTGAACAGCACGTCCTCGTCGAAGTCGCGGTCGGACACCCAATGCAGGAAGCCCTCGTCGACTTCGGACCAGCGCAGACCGCGGTTCTTGCCGATGCCGCAGCGGACCTGCAACGCGGGCTCGCCGGTCCACTGGATCAAGGTTTCAAGCGGCGTCGTCTCCAGCATGTCGCGGAGTAGGAACGCCGTGACATAGGCGTCCGGCATGGCCCGGTGCGCGACGTTGGCGATCTCGCGGATCAGCCCCTCGGGCCGGCGCCAGTAACGCAGCGCCTGGTTGGAATGCGACGGGGCATCGGGCCAGAGCCGCAGCGCGCATTTATAGGTGCACACCCACGGCAGCCCGCCGGTCAGATCATCGGTGATGAACTGCCGCTCGAACTTGGCGTTGTGCGCGGCGTAGGCGGCGATCGGAACGGCCGACAGGCTGAGAGCCGCGACCACATCCCGCCAAGAACAGGCGCCGAACAGGTCTTCGTCGATGATGTGGTGGATCGCGCTCGTCTCGGGCGGGATCGGGCGCGTCGTGCGGACGAACAGGTCTCCGAACGGATTGTTGCTGATCCGCCAGTCGGCAGGGCCACCGAGCAGATCATGGCCGGCCTCAAGATCGACCCAGCCGATCTGGCAGACCTCGGCCTCGGGAGGCGTGAAGCCGGTCGTTTCCAGGTCAACAACTCTTACGAGCATGATGCATCCCCCTCGTTCACATGCCGCCATGCACGGCCGTCTCTGACTTGTCGGATGGTCGACTCGTTCACGCCGAAGCGGCGCGCCAGTCGCGAAATGCTGCCGCGACCCGAGCGACATTCGCGCCTGATCTCGGGGATGTCGGCTTCGGAAAGTTTGGATTGCCGAGTGCGATCACCGACCGCCTTACGCCCGTTCCGCACAGCGTCGAGCAGGTTCTCGGATCGCGTTCCCCAGCGAAGGTTCACGAGGCGATTGTCGTCAGGGATATCGTTGGCGTGGAGGGATTCATGTTCGCTCGGGCAGGGGCCGACGAACGCCTCCAGAACGAGGATATGAACGTCCACCGAGTGCCCGCGCCCGAGGGCCACGCTCACGTGACCAGACGGCTTTCGGCCCGGACGCAGCAGTTGCCCCTTGCGGGTGCGGTGTACCGTGATCTCGCGCCCCGAATATTGGTCGATGCGCTGATAGGGCAGGATGCGATCAAGGCTGCGGACGCGGCCGTGATCGGAGACCTCGTAGAGCCCTTCAAAGCCCTTAATCGGAAGCCAATGCTCGGCCATCAGATCAGGCCCTTCCACATGCCGATGATTGAGAGGAGGACGGCCATCTGCAGCGCGCAGTTGATCGCAGCACAGGTCGTCTCGGGATGGTTGAGGGGGAGGCGCATCAGGCGGCCTCGTCGGGAATGGCGAACTCGTAGTTCGCGTAGGTGCTGTCGCCGTCGTCGGTCTCGCGGCTGCGATAATTCGGATTGCGGATCGCTCCGACGCTGATGGAGTCCACCCCGTTCTCGCGGGTGCAGACGTGCAGCGTGTTTCCTTCGCGGTGGACATGCCGGAAGCGCACGAAGTCGTCGTGGGCCAGACCGCAGAGCCGGAGAAGCGCGGCTTCCTGCTTATGTTCGGCCTTCTGGCGGGCCTCGCGTTCGGCCTCCGCAGCCTCAAAGGCGGCGATCTCTTCCGGCGTCGCTTCGCGGAAGCCGGACGCGTCCGGTGCAAGGTCTTTGCCGCCGAGCGTGTATGTGCCGAAATGGCAATAGAAGGGCTTGGCCTCTTCGAACCAGCAAACGGCCTCGCGTCCAAGTTCGACGCGAACACGATAGATGCGATCCGGCTTCATGCCGCGCTCCTCGTTCTGGCGCTCGCGACAAGCTCGGCATGGCGGAGCTTCGCGGCTGCGGTGGAAAGGGTGTCGATCCGGTCGTGCTCGACCTGGGCGAGTTCAGAGAGACCGGCATTCGAGACCTGCGCGGCAAGGCGGCGCCGATGCTCAACGGCCATGTCCACGGCGTTGATGATCTCGACCAGTTCGCCGGCGGTCAGAGTGGCGATGAATTCGGTGGCGGGGGTCATGAGCGACCCTCCGCCTCGCGCTCGGCATCCTTGCGAGCCCACATCGTCCGCGCGCCCATGCCGCCGGGAGAGAGCGGGCCGCGATAGCCCGGAACCTCATCCCGCATGTCGAACTGCGGATCGAAGAAGCGGCCCGTATAGGTGCAGCGGACGAGCGGGTTCAGGACTTCCGCCAGCTTGGCGCAGGAGCGCAGCGCGTCCTGCTGGACATAGCCGACCGAGTAACCGTAACCGGCGTCCCGATCCCAGACGTGGCCGTAATCGCAGCCAACCTTGATCCAGCGATGGTCGCTATCGGGTGTCTGGCCCTTCTCGTAGAAGGTGATCCCGCCGTGGAACTCGCCTGCCGACAGGATGCTGTCGTATTCGTTGTAGACGGGCTGCCGGAGGCCGCTTGAGCGATCCATCATATGTTCGACAGGGAGCCAGACCTTCGCCCAATCCTCCGGCCGCAACTGCTGCTCGGGAATCGTGACGTAGTAGTTCCACATGCCCTTGCCGTCGCACATGTGGCCGACCCCCCAATGGGCGATCTCATAGGCGAGGCCTTCGGGGCTGGTGCCGTTCCAGAGGCGCTTTTCGTTGAGGCTTTCCATTTAGGCCGCCTCCCCGTTGGCATAGACGAACTGACCTTCCTCGATCCCGCTGGCGTGGCCAGCATCGGAGTCGTGCTCGGCGCAGAAGTCGAACAGGTTGTCGGGCATGGTGCGGTGGCCGTCTCGGGCGTCTTCCACGAGCAGCCGGGCGATCTCGTCGCTGGCGTCGCGGCTGGTGCCCTCGACCACGTTGAAGCGCACGACCTTGAGAATGTCGCAGCCGTCAAATCCCCAGATCTGATCCGCCGCGTCCCGCGCGTTCTGGAACAGGTGCGTCTCGTTGATGACGACCGGCTTGCCCGTCTGGTTCTTCCAGCGGGTCACGACGACGTAGGTGTCGTGGTCCCAGTCCAGACCGGTATCGGTCAGAAAAGCCTTCTGCATCTCATCGCCTCCGCAGTGCGACGTTGAAGCCATGAGGCAGACGGGGCGTGCTGATGCCGTCCCAATGCCCTCCGGCGCTCTCGACGGCGGCGTGGATGCAGGCGCTCCAGGTCTCGAATTCCTCGACCTCTTCGCCGTGGATCAGGAAGACCCAAGCCATGCCGTCGCCTCGTCTGTTGGGACCAAGCTAAGCATGATAGAAATATCACGTCAACAACAATGATGATAAAAATATCTTGCAGTCTGATATCGGCTCGGCTTACCCATATGGCGGGCTGTCACCGTGGCTGAGCCGGAATCCGGCGGAGCTTTCCCAGACAAGACGGCTGGCGTGGGGGTTAGATCATCCTACGGCGCGCTGGGGATCTGAGGACGGGCTATCCGAGAGGACGTCCTGCCAATGCGACCGACCGACACGACGGTTCAGGCCGCGGGCATGGGTTCCCTCCCTCTATGGTTCTCCATAGGGGGTAGGGGGTCTTTGCCTCGCTCCCTCCCTCCACTCGGGTTCAATCCCTTGGAGAAAGCCCATGGCCAGACTGAACAACCTCAGTGCCAGATTGAAGGTGAATCAGTTCATGCAGGAGAACGGAAAACCACCGATCTCCGCCGACGCTCCTACGAAGAGTTCGCGAACGAACTGCGGAAACGGCTGGCGCCCGGCCAAGTGCAGGTGCCATTCGCAAGCGCCCTTATCGCGCAGGGGAGATAGGCCGTGCCGATCTCAGTGGAGCGAATGGCTCGCTACCCAGGCGGGGCAATCAGATCGAAGGAATGGAAGTCGTTTCGGGCGCTCATCCTCGAGCGCGCGCGGAACCGCTGCGGGGCAGCCATCGATAAATTCGGCCGACGCGGCGCCCTGACCTCGAGAGGACAAAACACGCCGCGCGCGCAGCGCGTTCAATCCGCGTGGTTCTAGTGGTCTACACGGGTGTCGATGCCTTGGGTGGAGCCGGGGCTGTCTGCTCATATGGAAGCCGGGCGACTTCCTTCGGGTCCTCATCATCAATGGCGAGCTTGAGGATGAAATCGCCCCAATGCTGTACCCTCTTCCGAACAGCCGGCAACGCGATCACGGAAGGGATGCTTTCTCGGGAGACCAGAATCTCGCCCGTTGCCTCAGCCGTGTCGCCGTCCGGGTCTTGGATGATCGCCTTAAATGTGTGTTTCCCTTGAGCAAGATGACGCAGGCGGATCCAGATGCTTAGGCCAAAAGTCGCGGGCACAGATTTCGTAGCGACGTTCTGAGGATATACCCCAATCAACATCATCTTCCCGTTAACTTCTTGCCGAATATCATCGCAAAAGATGACATCCAAAATATCGTAGCCGGCACTCATTAACGCACGACCCCGGCGCTATATGGATTAGTGGAGGGTAAAACTTCGTCGATTTCGAGCGCATTTACTTCGGATTCGTCCGAATGCGACCAAGGGGAGGAGGAAAATGTTACAGGTGCCAGATGATTGTTTCTCTCTGGCTTCGTTTTTGGGTCGTAGATTTCGACGTCGATGCAGCATCCCAGCGCCCAAACCATGTCGGCAATGCTCTCGACGGTCATGTTGGTGTGACCCATCAGGCGACGATGCACGACTGAACGGTCGACGCCCAGCCGTTCGGCAAGGTCGACTTGGGTGAGACCGTCCTCATCATGCAGGACCGCATAAGCCTTTCGTAGTTGATGCTCAATCGAGTTCGACAGCGACAGAAAAACCTGACGCCTGAGGCTCGGCAATTTACGGAAAGAGCTCATAATTATTGCCTCTCATAACGACATCATCGAGCCGATTATCTCGGATGAATTTACGAACTTCCCGCAGCTTGAGTGTGTTCACCCGGCCATCGCGTTTAGTTTCGATCTCTAACGCTCCCGTAACCGCGACAAAGGCTGCCCCCGGTTTGAGGCAGAACCCATAAATCCGCAGCCCGGGCGGATGCATTTTCCGCACTCCTTGCCCGGTCGGCTTCATGCGCTTTAGATCACCGGCGCCGGGGCGATCTGCGCACCGATAATCGGAAAACATCATTTCGAGGTGCTCGGCGTGGCTCCGCCGGCTGGTCCGGAACTCCTCAGCGAGGAAATCGTCAACAAGGTCCGTCCATTCGAGAAAGCTCCTGGTCATGTACAGGCACCGCTGTGGAGGGCGAGAGTCCCACTCGGGAACTTCGAAAACCTCCACCTCTCGACGTCGCAATAACAGGTCGAGTGTTGCCATATAAGTCAACAAGAGCCTTCGTAAAGGGTTAAGGAACCGGAAGGGTGCGGCAATTTCGCAATCGTGAAAGGCGCCCGAGCCCGCGCCGAATGATCTGAATCTGGATCCGTCCGCTTCATCGTTTTCGCCGGCCCGTCACTTCACCACGCCGAACCGCCGCACTACGCGGCCGGTGATCACAGCTTGCATATCCTGCCCACGGCACGCCCGATGATCCGGATTTCGTCTGCCTTGTAGACGTCCGAACCCTGTTTCGGATTGTCGGAGTCAACGGCGACCTCGGCGCCCTTCAGCTTGCGGAGGCGCTTCACCAGCACTTCGCCGTCAGGATCGAGCAGCACGAACACGCCGCCCTGGCCGATGGCCGTATCGGTTGTGTCCACCAGCACCCGGTCGCCGGAGCCCAAGGTTGGCTCCATGCTGTCACCGCGGACTTTGACGAAGTGCACGCGCTGCGATCCGGCGTGGGTGAAGTCTCGCAGCACATAATCCGGGAACACGAATTCGCCGCGCACGGCATGGGCATCATAGACGACGCCACCACCGCCAGGCAGATGAGCGGGGAGCGACAGGCCGCCGGGCCCGGCACCGGCCGACACGTCGACGTCGGGCATCGCCCCGGGAACCGAACCCTGATAGGGCGCTTCTGTCGAGACGCCGCCATTGGTGTTGGCCTCGAACACCGGATCGGGGTCGAACTCTTCGCCAGGAGGCACACGCCTCGGCTCATTGTCCGAAATCTCTTCGGGGCCCTCTTCCCTCAGCAGCCAAACTTCCGTGGTCTTCAGCACGCGGGCAATCTTCGCCAGGCCGTCGGCGCGTGGCGACACGGACTTCCCGTCGAAAATGTTCGTGATGAAGCGTTCGCTGAGCCCAGCCTCTAACGATGCGCCGCGGGGCGATTTTCCAACTGCGGCTAGGCGCTTTCGGATTCGGTCGGGGAGGGTCGTTTCCATCGCCGGGGAGTATGCCGACGAATTATCCCCCTCGTGAGTGATACCATTATCATGCTTTCTGTTGACGGCATGATAAAGATATCGCACTCTCTCGGGCATGACGCTCGTTGAAGAAATCATCACCGTCTCCAAGGCCTATGGCACCGCCCGCGGCATCAGCCTCGGACGCGTCTCCATGCTCGCCTTCGGTGACGGAAACCTCCTGAAGCGCCTCGAAAGCGGTTCGGACCTCACCACGCGGCGCCTGGAAGGCGCGATGCGCTGGTTCTCCGCCAATTGGCCCGAGAACGGCGAGTGGCCGGACGACGTGCCGCGCCCCGCGCCTGAGCCGGAAGGGGCGGCGGCGTGACACCGCTGGGGGGCATCGTCTCGGGCATCATGGCCCGGCTCGCCGACAAGCGCCGACATCCGGTGCGCGTCACCATCATCGCCGAGTGCGTGCATGAGGTGATCGGCGCGGACGACGAGCGGATCATCCATGTGATGCGCCAGCTTCCGCCGCAGCGTGCCGCGCGCGGATCAGCACCGATCGAGCCCGCAGGCGCGCGGCTTCTTCCCGAAGCATCGGCTCCCGCAGGGACGCGAACTCCGTCTCATCCTCACCATCGGCCAGGCGCTCCAGGCGCCGGGCGAGGCATTCGCCCATGAACGCGACGCGCTCCGAGCTCACCACCTTCGCCGCGATCAGCATGTCGAGCAGCGCATCGAACGTCTCGCGGGCGATGACCTCGCGGGTTGCTCCAATCTCTGCCGAGGCACGGTCCATCACGGTTTCGCCCACGGCGGCGGCTGGCGGAGGGCGGCGATGAACTCCCTCGTCGTCATGATCCTGATCTCGGCGCCGCTCTTCGTCGCGCTCGTGATCGCCTTCCTGGCCGGGCGCTTCTTCTCCCGGGCTGCCCGGTCCTTCTTCTCGTCCACGGCTGAATCCTCCCAATTCGAGGCCGCAAACATTGCGCGGTCGGGGAAGGGGCGCACGGGAATAGTCGATGCGAACGTTCCCGGAACGGGGATGCTGCCGCACTCCAACCTATCGAGGGCATTATGAGCGGAAGCCGTCAGCTCCCGGCGAGTGACTATGCGCGCCTGAAAGCCGCGACGCGCGATCTGGTGAAGATGGCCGGCGGTCCCAACCGCGCCTCCACCGTCACGCGCGTCGTGCCCTCCAAGCTGACCGAATACGGCAGCCCGCACCTGTCCACGCATATGCCGCTCGACGTCATTGCCGACCTCGAGGCGGACGTTGGCGAGCCCGTCGTGACGTCAGTCCTGGCCGACCTGATGGGCTTCGTGCTGGTGCCGAAGGCCGCCACGAAGCAGCCCGACCAGACCATCGCCGCCAGCATGGGCGAAGTCGCGAAGGACGTCGGCGACGTGCTCTGCAAGCTCGGCGCCGCGCTGTCCGATGGCAGCGTCACGGTCGAGGAAGCCCTCAAGATCCTGCCCAGCGTCCGCGAGGCCGAAACCGAGCTCTCCGAACTGGAAGAGGCGCTGGAAGCCAAGAGCAGCGTCGTGCCGCTCGGGAGGGCGTCATGAGCGCTTTCTGGACACCCGAGCGCATCGACACGCTCAAGCGGATGGCTGCCGACAAGTGCAGCGCCTCCGTCATCGCGCGGGAGATCGGCGCCACCCGCAACCAAGTCATCGGCAAGGCCGGCCGGCTCAAGGTCGGGCTCAGCCAGAAGAGGGCCATCGTATCCCAGGCCATGCGCGGCGCTCTGGCGTCGTCGGCCAAGGCCGCGGCCAAGCGCGCCAAGCCCTCGCTCCCCCAAGTTCTGTCCGCCCCTAACTCCCCCGTGTCCGACGCCGGCGCGGGCAACAAGGCTGAGGATCTGCGGGAAACCGTAGCAATGCTCGGGGCGGCGCCGGAGGAGATCGGGGAGGTTGCCTCCTCTCTCGATCAGCACCCCTCCGGCGACATGACGGGCCAATCCTCGGCGGGCGTCACCCTTTTCGACCTGCGGCGGGACTCCTGCCGCTTCCCCGTCTCGGGCGAGGGCATCGGCACGATCTTCTGCGGCGAGAAGGCCGAGGAAGGCCGCTCCTACTGCCCGGTCTGCTACCCGCGCACGATCACCAAAAGCGCCGGTGGGGACTTCACGTTCAACCGCAAGAACGACGAGCGGGAGGCGGCGTAGCCATGGCGGAATGCAATGAGCATGGCGTCTACACCGCCGACGAAACGCTTGAATTGCCGCGCATGGTGAAGGGGTGGCGCGGCGTCCAGTTGGCGGAAATCAGGCTGGCCGACATGGGGACGCACTGGATATGGGCGACCAGCTTCCAGATGTTCAGCGGCGACTGTTGGGGCTCTTCATCACCTCTGGTGGACCGTGATCCAACGCCTCTCTCGACGTGTCGAGCGCCGACCCGGGAGGCCGCCATCGAGCTTGCCAGCGCCAAACTTCGCAGATGCCTGTCCGGTCGCGCCGATGAAGGCGACCGCGATGCTCGTGAGGTCATTGCGTGGCTCGGCACCCTCATTCCCGATCAACTCGATTTATTCGGGGCCGCAGCATGACGACCCGCTGCCCCCATTGCGGCCATGAGATCGCCGACAAGGACTTCGCCAAGGTCGGTGGTCTGACAGCAGTGCAGGCCGAGACGCTGGGCTTCATTCGCGCCTTCATTGAAGACAACGGATTCTCCCCGACCGTGCGCGAGATCAAGGAAGCGATCGGCTCGAACTCGACCAGCCGTGTTTTCGAGATCGTGCACGGCCTGGAAGAGCGCGGAGCCATCCGCCGTCTGCCGTACCGCGCCCGCTCCATCCAGCTCGTCGAGGCGGCATGACCGCGATCGAAGCCGCATACGCCAAGCTCGGCACCGCCCGCGCTGCCTATGACAGCAAGCCCCATGAAGAGGGGCGGTATGTCCATTTCCTGGAGTGCCAGAACCGGGCTCTGAAGCTGGAAGGCGAGAAGCTGCGCAAGCAGGTGCGGCGGCTTGAGGCGTTCGCGCGGCGGTCGGGGAGGGCGGCGGCGTGTTAGCGCATGTGCTCCTCGTAGATTGCCGCAGCGCTTTTGCTGATGGTGCTGATTTCGCCCTCAAGGGCGAGCAGCATCTGCCTTCCGAGGACGACTGTGTTGTGTTTGGCGCGTTGGAGGCTCGGCCAGAGCTGTCGTCGCTTTTCCATGCGCTCGTCAATTTCTTGCTGAGGAAGGGCCCCCTGTGTGGCCGCAAGGATGCCGTCGCTTGCGAACAGGCCATCTGCATCCTCAAGGCAGATAACGAAGCTTTCCAAGGAGGCCAAACTCTCCCTGCCAGCGTTCTTCTCGCGCGCAAAACGGGTCACCTCGGGCAGCAAGCTATTGGCCCACGCTCTAAAGTTCCGCCGACCGGTGGTGCCCTCTGGCCACTGAGGTTCATCTATACGGAAGCGCTCCACCTGATCGAGTTTCCTCGCGATGTCGGAGTGAAACTGGGTCATGGTCGTTCGGGCGCGCAGAAGGCGGTCTCTGAGGTCCAGAGCACTCTGGCGGCTTTGTATCGCTATCTGTTTCTTGACCGGACCAACCGCATAGAGCGCCGCAAAAAGGGCGATCAGCGCGCCGATCAGGGTCTGGTACCGGTTCAGCCAGTATTCCCAGCAACCGTTATCCGGATTGCCCGGGCAAGCGGCGCCGGTGTTCAGCGCGTGCACCAGCAACGGCAGGACGATCAGAGCGATCGGTACTGCAACAATCGCGACTGCGATCAGAAAAGCCCGGCCGCCTTCGATCCATTCTTCTTTGTCCATGAGCGGACCATGCCTCGCGCCGACGTCACGGTCGATGGCTGGCGACGCTCGTCCACATCCGAGGCAGCCTGAGGAGATCACCATGCCGGACATCGGCCACAACAGCGACCTCACCGAAGACCAGCGCAAGGCCCTGTTCTTCCACCATCTCGGCACCATCGCATCGAAGAAGGAGAAGGCCGCCAGCGCCAGCGGTGAACTGCGTGCCGCGTACAAGGCAGCCAAAGCGGACTCCTTCACCAAGAAGGACATCGACTTCGCCCTCTCGCTGGAGAAGGACGAAGACGAGAAGATGGTCGAGCAGCGCAAGCGCGAGATCGAAATCGCGGCGTGGTGCGGCCATCCAATCGGCACCCAGGCCGATCTCTTCGATGGCGTGGACCGGACGCCGATCGTCGAGCGCGCCGCGGCCGAGGGCCGGAAGGCCGGTGCCGAGGGCCAGAGCAGCAGCGCCAATCCCTATGACGGGGAAGCGGGGCAGGTCTGGATGCGTGAATGGCACGCGGGCCAGAAGGACTTGCACGATGCCTTCCTCGCGCTGAACCGCAACAAGGATGCTCTGGTGAAGACCGAGCGGCCGCGCGGCGCTGGCGACGATTTCGACGACCTTGAAGGCGTCGACGCCGAAGGGACGGCCTGAGATGGCTCCGCAGCGCGTCGACATTACAGGGCAGCGGTTCGGAAAGCTTCGCGCCGTTCGGTTTCATCACCGCACGTCGGATCGTCGGAGCATGTGGCTTTGCGTCTGCGACTGCGGCAACGAATCCGTCGTCGCCCTTGGAAATCTCCGATCAGGAACGACGCAAAGCTGCGGGTGTGGGGTGCGAGCCGCCCACACGACGCACGGACATTCTCCGAAAGGAGCCATGTCGCCCGAGTACAGCACTTGGCACGCGATGAAGCGCCGGTGTTTTTCTCCCCAAGTGGCGAATTATGCCTACTACGGCGGGCGCGGCATCGGCGTATGCGAACGCTGGAAAGAGAGCTTCGGGGCCTTCCTCGCAGACATGGGACCGAGGCCGTCACCGGACCATACCCTCGATCGCATCGACCCCGATGCCGACTATTGCCCGGAGAACTGCCGATGGGCCACGCGGAGCGAGCAGCAAAGGAACAAGCGGAACAATCGGCTTGTGACCCTCGATGGGGAAAGCATCACGCTCGCAGAAGCATGTGAACGGCTGAATCTGCCTTACAAGACGATCCAGCACCGCCTCCAGCTAGGCTGGTCAGAGCACCGCGCCCTGCATGAACCTCTGCGCCGCCGGAGGGCAGCGTGAAAATCGCCGGATTAGACCAAGCAACCGTCTCCGGCCTCGCCATCCTCGACGGCGACAAGCTGCTGCATGCCGAAGCCTTCAAGGCCAAAGGGAACGGCGACGCCGAGATATTCACCGCGTTCCGCCGCTGGCTCCGCGCCATGCTGATCGCACACGAGGTCGAGTATCTGGCGCTCGAAGAACCGCTGCCGACCAACCTTGAGCGCACCGAGATCGTCTTTTCCGACAACGACGCCTTCGGGAAATCCACCCGCAAGATCAAGCGCCCCATGTCCAGTATGGTCACCTATCTGCGGCTCTACGGGCTGCGGGGCCATGCCATCCAGGTCTGCGACGAGCTCGGGATTCCGTGGCTGGAAGTGAACAACCGCGACTGGCGCGCCGTGATCCACGACCGCCGCTCGGCGCCGAAGGGCACGAAGGACAGCACCCAATGGTGGAAGAACGCCGCCTTGGAACGCTGCCGCCTCATGGGCTGGGACATCAAATCGAAGGACGCAGCAGAAAGCGCACTCATCGCCGAATGGCTGAGGATCAAGCTCAACCCGCGGCTTTCCCCGGCCGAGGGGCTGTTTGCGGGGGCGCGGGGCTGATGCTGCGCGTTCTCGACCTCTTCAGCGGCATTGGCGGCTTCTCTCTCGGCCTGGAGCGCACTGGCGGTTTCAAGACCGTCGCGTTCTGCGAGATCGAGGAGTTTCCGCGCCGCGTCCTGGCTAAACACTGGCCCGAGGTGCCCTGCTATCATGACGTGCGAGAACTCACCGCCGAGCGCCTGGCAGCAGATGGAATTGCCGTCGATGTCATCTGCGGAGGGTTCCCATGCCAGGACATCAGCACCGCGGGAAAGGGCGCTGGCCTCGCTGGCGAGCGAAGCGGCCTATGGCGTGAGTACGCCCGCCTTATTGGCGAGCTTCGACCCCGATACGTCCTCGTGGAGAACGTGGCAGCTCTGCTTAGTCGAGGGCTTGGCGAGGTTCTCGGAGAGCTGGCCTCGCTCGGGTTTGATGCTGAGTGGCATTGCATACCAGCTTCCGCCGTTGGCGCCCCTCACAGACGAGATCGTATCTGGATTGTGGGCTACCCCAACAGTCAACGGGAATTACAATCGCAAGGGGGCGAGCAAATCCAGCGGGGATGGCCTCGCGACGCAGGTCCGCATGTGGCCGACGCCAACCCGCGTCTATACGAGGGCGGACTGGTCGCCGGAGCGCATCCATGCGCGCCAGGAGGAGGTCAAGGCGGCAACGCTGGCGAAGGGCAAGCACCACACGGGGAACGGCTTCGGCCTCAATCTGGCTCAGGCGGTGCGCATGTGGCCAACGCCGAACGCGGGGGATTACAAGGCCGGGATGTCGAACGCGCCAGGTCGGCAGCAATCCTCCCTTCCGCGTACCGTGGGCATCGTAGAGGGGGTGAGTTCGGGGCGCCGTGGTGGTCTGAACCCGACGTGGGTCGAGTGGCTCATGGGGTTCCCGATGCGATGGAGCGAATTAGGGGGCTCGGAAACGCAGTCGTCCCGCAAATCCCGGAGCTGATCGGCTGCGCCATTCTCGCAGCAGAAGCGGGGAGGGCAGCCGCATGACCCCCGACGCCGCCTTCACCGACTGGAAGCTCCGCGCGCAAGAAGCGGACATTCTGGAGGAAGCGCGCCGGGCTGGTGCGCAGCTTCGCCGGGCGGGCTCGGAATGGATCGGGCCTTGCTGTGCCTGCGGCGGAACCGACCGCTTCTCCATCCACCCCGGCAAGCGCGTGTTCAACTGCCGTGGCTTCGGTGGCGGCGGGGTCATCGACATGACCATGCACCTCCACGGCTGCGACTTCCTCAAGGCCTGCGAAATCCTGACCGGAGAACCGCCGCCGCGCGGGCAGGGCAGGGACATTTCGCCGGAGGAGAAGGCGGCCCGTGATAGCCGCCGGGCCGATGCGGAACGGAAAGCCGCGCGCGAAGCTGAGGACGCGACGCGCAAGGCCGCGCGCCGGCGGGGAAGCGCGCGCGGTGTTTGGTGCGAAAGCCTGCCGCTGCCGGGCAGCATCGCTGAATCCTACCTGATCGGTCGCGGCGTTCCGAAGCCCCCGATGGGCTGGCCGGACGTCCTGCGGTTCCATCCCGACCTCGATTATGAGCTCGACCGCTCCGCTGCCCGGATGCCCGCGCTTCTCGCCAAGGTGCAGGGTCTGGACGGCAAGGGTTCTGCGGTCTGGCAAATCTACCTCGATCCGAAGGGCGGCAAGGCCAAGGTCGAGAACCCGAAGGTCGGGCGCGGGCCGGCCGGCGGCGGCGCGGTTCGCATCGGCGGGATTGCCTCGCACATCGGCGTTGCGGAAGGCGTCGAGACGGCTCTCGCGGCATGGACGCTTGAGGGCTATCGCATCCCGGTCTGGGCCACGCTTTCGACCTCGGGAATGCAGGGTTTCGAGCCGCCCCCGGAAATCGCGAGGGTCACGATCTTCCCCGACGGCGACCGGCCCAAGGAACGCCCGGACGGCAAGATCATGGACCCGCCGGGGATGAAGGCCGCGCTGGCCCTGCGGGATCGCCTCGCCGCCGCCGGCATCCGCGCCAGCATCACGCCTCCGCCCTTGGGCAAGGGGGATTTCCTCGACGTTCTGAACAAGGTTCGCAGCCGTGAAGCAGTCTGATCTCTTCAACCAGATGAGGCGCGAGGCCGTCATCAGTGAATGCTCGCTCTATCGCTACGAGCTGCGGCGCACATGGGACTTGGGACGGCGGCACCTGCCAGTGTGCATGTTGAACCCGAGCACCGCTGACCATCTGCAGGACGACCCGACGATCCGAACCCTGATCCACTTCGGTCGGCTGTGGGGCTACGGCGGCGTCATCATCGTGAACCTGTTCGCCTATCGCTCATCGACGCCGGAAGTGCTGCTCGGCACACCCGATCCCGTCGGCCCAAAGAACGGCCAGCACCTCGTGGAGACGCTGGAATACGCGGCTGGATCATCGGGGAAAATGCTCGCGGCCTGGGGGAACGGCGGGACCCTCGGAGACCGCGCCAGCCTGTTTTGCTCCAGCGCGCGCGGCTACGGGGTCGATCTGGTCTGCCTGGGAACCACGAAGGACGGCAACCCGAAGCATCCGCTGGCTCGCGGACAACACCGCATCCCGCGTGACCAGCAGCCGATCCTCTGGCGCGGAGCCGCATCCGCATGAACGCGCACTCCATGCCCGACCAGAACAGAATGATCGTGGACAGCGCGGAGAAAGCCGTGCTGGGCGCGTTGATGCTGTCCGAGCACGCTTTCTGGCAGGTCAACGACCGCCTCCGCGCCGACCACTTCCACAAGAAGATCCACCAGCGGATTTTCAGCGCCATCAAAGACGTGTGCGAGGAGGGGAAGAAGCTTTCCCAGACCATCGTGCAGAGCCGGCTTGGCGATGACGCGGAGGAGGATGGGTATTCCATCGCCGCCTATCTCGCTGTGCTGATGACGGGAGCGGAAGAGATCGACCTTTCCGTGCTCGATTTCGTCGACCAGGTCGTGGACGCGGGCGAGCGCCGGCGGCTGGTGCGGATCGCCGAGCAGTTGATGAAGGCGGCGCGCACTGGAGACAAGCCGCCGATCGACGTCGCGGGCGAGGCGGAATCCGCATTGCTCGACGTGATGCACGCCACGGCGCCGAAGCGGCCGCGCCGGCTCGGTGAACTGACATCGAGCGTGATGCGCGACGCCTTCCGCGCCAATGACGACAGCGCGTTCTCTCCCGGCTTCGATACCGGCTTGGCCTCGGTCGACGAGGTGCTGGGCCTCATCCTCCCCGGCGATCTCGGGTTCATCCTCGGCAGCCAGGCCGACGGCAAGAGCTCGCTCGGCGCCCAGATCGGAATGCAGGCGGCAAAGACATGCCCGGTCCTGACCTTCCAGCTTGAGATGACCGCCGAGCAGCAGGCCGCGCGCGAGCTGGCCGCGGCTTCTGGGATTTCCGTCGGGCTCATCCAGGAGGGCGGGTTCGACCTCATGGGGCAGGAACTGATAGCCACCGCCAATCAGGCGCTGCGCGACGTGCCGTTCTTCATCCACGACGAGGGCAAGCTGACCATCCGGCAAATGCGCGCCCAATGCCTCGCCATGAAGCGCACCACCGGACTCGGCATGGTCATCATCGACCAGCTCGACAAGATCAGATCGGAATCCAAGCACCGCGACCGCTTCGAGCGGCTGGCGGAGGTCACCGGCGATCTCAAGGGGCTGGCCAAGGAGCTCGGCGTGCCGGTCATCACCCTGGCGCAGCGCACGCGCGGGGCCCAGCGCCGCGATGATCCCACGCCCATGATCGACGATGCCGACGCACCCTCGATCGAGCGCGACGGAGATTGGGTGCTTGCGGTCTGGCGCCGGGAGAATTGGTTGCGCAAGAACCGCCCGAATGCGAAGGCCGGCGGCGAAGCAATGGACGCATGGGAAGGCGAGATGAGCCGGGCGCGCGGCCGCGCCGACGTCATCTGCCTCAAGCGCCGTCGCGGCCAGGCTTTCGAGCAGCGCGGCCTCAAATGGAACGGCCCCCTGACCCGGTTTGAGGAGATCAGCGGGTGAGCCAGATCGACCGCCTCTGCGATCAGGTCGGGGTCAACATCGTCTCCCCGTTCAAGAGGTTCCGGCCGGGCCAGACCCGCGCGAGGCGCGTGCTGCGCAAGCTCCTTCGCCATCATGGTGAAGGGCATGTTCTTTTCGTGCTGCGCACCATCGTGGAGAGCCGCAATAACAGGGCGGAGTTGTGGAGCGAAACCATCATGGCGGTGTCCGACATAGTGGTGATGCGTCCCGACCTTGCCGGCAAAGGCCTCGCCTTCATCGAAGCATTCGACGACATCCCTCTCGGGGAAGTGCGCGAGAGAGCCCGTAGGATGGCGCTGGGCAGCAAACGGCAGGTCATGCGTGTGCTGATAGCGGAAAAGCTGGAAGGGGCGCTGGCGGCGCCGGAGAGCCAAGGGAGGCTGCTATGACCTGGACACCGGAAATCGTCTTCGCCCGCTTCATCGAGGCTGCCGACACGGAATGGCGTTCGCCTCGGGAGCGCTTCGGTCCCCGCGCCGCGCCTGCGTTCTGGCCCGAGTACCAGCACTCCTTTACCGAGATGCGGGAATGGGGCGACAAGCGCCTCCGCGAGCACCGGGCGGAGTTCTGGGGCGAGCGCAACCGGCCCTCTGCCGCCGCTATTTCCCGCATGGACGAAGCGCTAGGCTGGGGCATCACTCTCCTTGATGCAGACCACAACAAGGTGCTCTGGGGGAAGTGTTTCTGTCTCGTGGCGGGCCGCAAATTCACCGATTGGTGCCGCGTTAACCGGCTAAATCGGAGAACGGCATATCGGCATTTTAATGAAGCGCTCGAAACGATTAGCGCAAGCCTCTGTCGGAACAACGTTTTGCGACGCGACCCCGACTTCGATCTCGTGTCACAGATTTGCCTGGTGCGTGGTATTGATCCCGTCATGCTTGGCGGTTCTGCGGGCGAGATAGCCGAGGCCGCTTAGAGCAACCAGTTTCAGTTCGGTAGGTCAGCAGGCAATCCGGTGCTTCGGCGGCCGGTACGCGCCACATGGGTTCGATACCATGCGAGCTGATGGCCCGACCAAGTTCTGACAGGCGAGAAAAGCCGACAGCGCATCGGCACCGGCTGAGAGGTCCATAGAGCGTCGTGGATAGCGCCACGGGCGCCGCTCAGATGTCAGAACGAAGTCTCCCGTCCATCGGGCTTGCGAGTCGTCTCGGATCACACCGGGGCGGCTCTTCTCGTTTCAGGAGCCGTCATGCGAAAGCTCACGCCAGAGCAGCGCGAGGCTCTTCTGACGGCCTATCTTGCAGGCGTGCCAGCAGCCGCTCTTGCCCGGCAGTACGGCGTTCGTCCCGAATATGCCCGCACTCTGGCTCAGCGCCGCGGTGTAGGCCGTGGAGGCTATGGACGCCGCCCGCGTCCGCGCACCGCCTTGCCGCCGCAGCAGCGCCGCGGGGAGCCCGACCCGATCACTGACGACACCATCGCCCGCGTGACCTGGCTCCATAAGGTGCAGGGCCTCTCGTCTCTCCGGATCGCGCCTCTGGTCCGGCTTCCGTACCGGGAGGTGGAGAGGATCATCGGGGCGGGTTAGATGCCGGCGGCTGCTTTGATGTTCGCAAGCAATTCATCGTGCCGGGCAAAGAGCGGCTTCATGAGCCGAATCTTCTCCATGCGCTCGTCGGGGGAAAGCGCCGGGTCGGCGGCCTCATTGATCATTGGAGCAAGCGCGTTGACCACCGCCTTGTATTCCTCGATGTCGTGCTGAACCTCGTCCATCTCTTCGCCCCGGCTTTTGATTAGAAATCAGAGGAAATCAAACGTGGCACGAGGTGGCAAGCGGGATGGGGCTGGAAGGCCCAGAGGAGCCCGTACACAGCGAACGCGCGAAATCGCGGAGCGTGCTGCCAAGGAAGGCCTGACGCCACTGGAGGTCATGCTGCGGGCAATGCGAGAGCATGCCGAAAAGAACGAGTGGGATGCCGCCGCCGGCATCGCCAAGGATGCGGCGCCCTACATGCACCCGCGGCTTGCCTCGATGCAGCACAGCGGCCCCAACGGCGGCCCGATCCAGACCGTTGACCTGACCAAAGCGAGTGACGATGACCTTGCCCGTCTCGAAGCGCTCTTCGGTCCTCTTGCCGGTGCCGCCGGCGGAGATGCTGAAGGCGATCAGGGCGGAGAGGGCGCGTAGGGCAGCAGAGCAGGAGCGGGAGCGGCTTCGCAACGACGCCGAGCGCATCCGCGAGCGGTGCAAGACGCTCTCCGGCTTCGTCCGCGAGGCCTGGCATGTGCTGGAGCCGACGCAGCCCTATGTGCACGGCTGGCACATCGACGCGATCTGCCGCCACCTCGAGGCGATCACCTGGGGCGAGTTCATTCGCATGGGGCTGGAGAACCGGCTCCTGATCAACGTGCCGCCCGGCACCATGAAGTCGCTGATCGTGTCGGTGTTCTGGCCGGCTTGGGAGTGGGGGCCGTGCGGCTTCCCGGCCATGCGCTACCTGACGACGTCCTACGCGGAGAAATACGTCAAGCGCGACAGCCGGCGAATGCGAGATCTGGTCGCGAGCGAGTGGTATCGCAGCCTCTGGCCCGAGGTGGATCTGGTGAGGGCAGGCGAGGCCTCCTTCGCCAACAGCAAGACCGGGTTTCGCGAGGGCATGCCGTTCGCGTCCCTGACCGGCGGTCGCGGGGACCGTGTGCTGATCGACGATCCGCACTCGACCGAGACCGCGGAATCGGATGCCGAGCGCGAGAACACAACCCGCATCTTTCGGGAAGCGGTTCCGACCCGCCTCAACAACCCGGCCACGTCGGCCATCGTCGTCATCATGCAGCGCCTGCACGAGCAGGACGTCTCGGGGCAAATCCTCAGCCTGAAGCTGGGGTACGAGCACCTGATGCTGCCGATGGAATTCGAGCCCGAGCGGCGGTGCCATACCTCGCTCGGCTTTGAAGACCCGCGCACCTATGAAGGGGAGCTTCTGTTCCCCGAGCGCTTCCCGCGCGAGGTAGTGGACCGCGACAAGGTGCCGATGGGCTCCTATGCGGTCGCGGGGCAGTTTCAGCAGAGGCCGGCACCGCGCTCTGGCGGCATGTTCCAGCGCGGCGACTTCCAGATCGTCGATGCGGTTCCCGCCGGTGCCCAACGCTGCCGAGCCTGGGACTTCGCGGCCACGGCACCCAAGAACGGCAAGCAACCGGATTGGACCGTTGGCCTGCGCATGGCCTATGCCGGCGGCATCTTCTACGTCGAGGACGTGGTTCGCGATCGTTGGTCGCCCGCCGATGTCGAGAAGAACCTGAAGAACACCGCCAGCCAGGACGGCCTCGAGGTGCGCATCCGCATCCCCGAAGACCCGGGGGCGGCTGGCAAGGCCGACGCCCAGACGAAGATCAAGTTGCTGGCCGGCTATGACGTCGCCGCGGTGCGCCCGACTGGGGAGAAGTCCGTGCGCGCAAAGCCGGCATCGGCTCAGACCGAAGCGGGCAATGTGAAGCTCGTCCGCGGCTCTTGGAACGACGCCTTCCTCGATGAGGTCTGCACGTTCCCGAACGCCCAACACGATGACCAAGTCGACGCCTTCGCCGATGCGCTGAACGAGCTTGCCCTTGGCGTTGATGCCACCTCTGCCGTTGTCGAGACAGGATTCTACTGATGGCCTTCAATCCTGACGCCCGACACCCGCTCTATCTCGCGTTCGACCCCTCGTGGAAGCTGATGCGCGACGCGGTTGAGGGCGAGGACGCGATCAAGGCCAAGGGGACGCGCTATCTGCCGATGAAGTCGGGCATCGTCGCCATGACGGACCCGACGCAGAAGACCAAGGCCTACGACGCCTACAAGCTGCGGGCCGAGTTCCCTGAACTGGTCGCGCCGACGATCCGCGGCTCGGTCGGCACGATGCTGGAAAAGCCGGCCGTCATCGAACTGCCGGATGCGCTGGAGCCGCTGCGAGAGAAAGCCACACGGGACGGCATGACGCTGGACGCGCTGCACCGGCGCATCTGCGTCGAGCTGATGACGGTGGGCCGCTACGGCGTTCTGCCCGGCATTGGTCAGGACGGCGCGCCATACCTAGCCGGCTATGTCACCGAGGCCATCACCAACTGGGACGAGACCGATCACGTCGTCGACTGGCTGATGCTGGACGAGAGCGCGCCGGTGCTGGATCGCTCGACCGGAGAATGGACCTGCCGGGAGCAGTATCGCGAGTGCTACGTCGAGAATGGCAGCTATGTCGCTCGTGTCTGGACGAAGGGATCGGCGGGCTGGATATCTTCCGATCCTGTCGGGGCATCCGATCAGAAGCGCAAGCCGCTCGGCATCCTGCCATTCGTGTTCATCGACTCGGCGGACCTTTCCGCCAATCCTGACGATGTGCCGCTGTACGGCCTCGCCAAGCTCGCCGTGCGGGTCTACCGCATGGATGCGGACTATACCTTCGCGCTGCACATGACCTCGGAGCCGACGCCGGTCGCGATCGGGTTCGACAGCCCCAAGGACGCGGTCAAGGAAGGCCTGGCACCGAGCACGCTTGGCGCCTCCAAGCTTTGGCTCCTGCCCAAGGGCGGCGACGCGAAATATCTGGAGTTCTCCGGTCCGGGCCTGGAGCAGCAGGCCAAGGCCATCGACGCATCGCTGCAGCGGGCGATCATCTTCGGCGCCCAGCTTTTTGCCGACAACAAGAAGGCGGCGGAGAGCGGAGAGGCGATAAAGACGCGGCTCGGCAATCAGCAGGCCACGCTGAAGTCGATCGCGCAGAACAGCGCGGCCGGGCTGGAGAAGGCGCTCAAGAACACGGCTCTCTGGGTCGGCGCTGATCCCGACAAGGTGAAGGTGACGCCGAACCTCGATTTCGCCGATCACACCCTCACGGCGCAGGAAATAACGGCCGTCGTGGGTGGCTGGCAGGCCGGCGCCTATTCGTGGCGCTCCGCCTTCGATCGGCTCCAGAAGGGCGGCGTTGTCCCCGACGACAGAACGCCCGAGGAAGAGCTCGAAATGATCGACCAGGACGAGATCGATCACGAAGACGCCGCCGCAGCGATGCTGCCGGACCAGACCGCCGAATAGGCGCCACCTAGATCAGCTTTCACCACCCGCCCATTGAGGCGGGTTTTTCATGCCGGCGAGCCCGGTCACCAGCACAGGAGCAAGCCCGATGGGCCTGAAAGCCATTCTCGAGACGATCGACGATCTCCCCGAGGAACAGAAGTCACTCTATTCCGAGAGCAAGGTCGGCGACAAAACCGTCTTCGTTCTCGACATCGACGACATCGACAACCACCCCAAGGTGCGCGGCGTGGTCACGGCCAACCGCGAGAACGTCCGCAAGCGCGACGAGTACAAGGCCAAGGTCGAAGAGCTGGAGGGAAAGGTCTCGGCTCTGCCCGAGGACTTCGATCCCGACGAGTGGACGCGGCTCAAGGCCGGCGAAGACGGCAAGCCCGACGAGGCCATTCAGGCGCTTAAGGATCAGCATGCTCGCGCCGTGGAGACCCTGAAGGCCAAGCACTCGAAAGACCTGGCCGACAAGGATGCGCTTCTCAGCGAGCGCGACGGCTATATCGATCGCACCCTGATCGATGGCGGCCTGAAGGACGCTCTGCTCGACGTTGGGGTGAACCCCGAACTTCTCGACGGCGCTCTGGCCAGCCTGCGCGGCTCGGTGAAGGTCCACAAGGCGGATGACGGCAACCGTACCGCCATCGTCGAGACCGATCTTGGCGACGTGCCTGTGGCCGATTTCGTCAAGGAATGGGCCGGCACCAAAGGCAAGGCCTATCTCGGCAAGCCGTCCGGTCCCGGCGGCGAAGGCAACAACGGCAACGGCCGCGGCGGGATCAAGACCCAGAGCGGCGACTTCGGCGGCGATAAGAGCGCCCGCACCAAGGCTATCGCCAGCAAGTTCCCTGAACTCGCTGACAACTAAGGCTCGCGGCGCCTCAAGCCGTGCACCCGCGTCTCGATGAGGCTCGGGCATTGGGCGATGCCCGTTCCCTCAACAAGCGACACGAAAGGACTCTCCCATGTCGCTCTCTCAGATGCAGGTCTTCAACAAGTACTTCATGCCGGCGACGATCGAGACGCTGGCGCAGCTGGTGGAGAAGTTCAACGCGGCTTCGGGCGGTGCGATCCGCCTGACCACGGAGGGCTTCGAGGGCGATTTCCTCCAGGAATCGTTCTACGCCGCCATCCACTCGGCCCGCCGTCGCGTGGACCGCTACGCCACCAATACGGACGCCACGCCGACCGACCTGACGCAGCTCAAGCATTCCTCGGTCAAGGTGGCTGGTGGCTTCGGCCCGGTTCGCTACGAGCCGTCGCAGATGACCTGGCTCAACAAGCCCACCGCCGAGGGCGTCGAGGTTGCTTCCCGCAACTTCGCCGAGGCTCTGCTGCAGGACCAGCTCAACACGGCCATTGCCGCTCTCGTTGCGGCCATCGCCAATCAGAGCACCGCCACGACGGTCGATGTCTCGACCGGCTCCGGCGCCAAGAAGGTCGACTACCTCGCGGTGAACGAGAGCCATGCGCTGTTCGGCGACCATTCCAGCCTGCTCGTTGCTCAGGTGATGGACGGTGTGGCCTATCACAACTTCATCGGCCAGAACCTCGCCAACAACGAGACCCTGTTCCAGGCCGGCAACGTCCGCGTTGTCGATATCCTGGGGCGCACCTCGGTGGTGACCGATGCCCCGGCGCTTTACACCGCCGCAGTGGTCTCGCCTGCCGTCGCCGCCAAGCGTCGCGTTCTCTCGCTCGTGGCGGGCGCCGCGACGGTGACCGACAGCCGCGACATCATCTCGAACATCGAGACGTCGAACGGCAAGGAGCGGATCGAGACCACTCTCCAGATCGATTACACCTTCGGTCTGGGTCTCAAGGGCTACACATGGGACGAGTCCAACGGCGGCAAGTCGCCGACCGATGCCGAGCTCGCCACGGGCAGCAATTGGGACAAGGTCGCTACGTCAATCAAGCACACCGCCGGCACGCTGGCGGTTGGCCTGGCGTAACCAAACGAGAGGCGGGGTTTCGATCCCGCCTCTTTCTCTCCGATGAAGACAGCTCTCTGCCTCGGCGGCGCGGTCAGCGTCCGCGATGAGTGGGCAGACGCGCTGTCTCTCGGATCATTCGATTATGTCGTGGCCTGCAACGATGTGGGCGCGATCTGGCCCGGTCGCCTCGACGCCTGGGTGACGCTGCATCCCGAGAAGCTGGCGGCATGGCGGGATCAACGCCGCGCCAACGGCCATCCCGATGCGGCCCGCTACCTCGTCCACGGCGACTATCCGCCGGAGTGGACCGAGTTGGTCGAGTTCCGGTTTCCTGGACAGGACAACAGCGGATCATCCGGGCTCTTCGCGGCAAAGGCTGCGCTGATCGATCTCGGAGCCGACAGAGCGGTTCTGGCGGGTATCCCGCTGGTTCGGACCTCACATTTCTTCGATGCCGTCCAGTGGGACGCCGCGGGCGGTTATCGCGCGGTCTGGGAAAGGCTCCGGCCAGAGTACCGGACGCGCATCCGATCCATGAGCGGCTGGACCGCGCATTTCTTCGGGCTTCCGACAAGCGAATGGCTGGCCACCGGCGCGACTGACGCCGACGTGCCGGCCCCAACTCTGGAGAACACCAGAATGACCAAGATCAAGCTGGACAAGATCGCCTATGAGCGGCACCCGGTTTTCCCGGAGCGCAAGCGCGAGCTGAACGCCCAGGGCTACAAGGTGATGGATATCGCCTTCGCGCCCAAGGGCGCCGCCCCGATCAAGTCGATGACTGCTCCCGCCAGTTCCGAACTCGGAGATCTACGCAAGCAGTACCGCGCCAAGTTCGGCAAGAATGCTGGCCCGAAATGGACCGCCGACCAGATTCGCGAGAAGCTTTCCGCGTGACCGAGAAGAGCCTGGATGCGGTCGCTCGGGCCGAGCAGGCGAAATACCGGAAGATGTGGGACCAGCCGGAATACCGGGTCTGGTCTCCCGGCGAAGAGAGCGCCGATGAGGCGATGGAAGCCTTCGGGCGGTCCTCGGTCATCGACTTCGGATGCGGTGAGGGCCGGGCGCTGGATCGGTTTCTGGCGGCCAGCATGATTGCGGTCGGCGTCGATCTCGTGCCGCTCCACGACGCCGCGATCGAGGCCTGCCTCTGGGATTTGCCCGACAGTCTGAAACCTGCGGCGTGGGGCTTCTGCGCCGATGTGATGGAGCACCTGCCAGAGGACAAGGTGGATGCCGTTCTGGCGAACATCGCGTCCAAGGTGCGGATGGGCTGCTACTTCCGGATTTCCACCCTTCCTGACGGGATGGGATGCCTGATCGGCGAGACGCTGCATCTGACCGTCCGCGATGGCCAATGGTGGCGGACGAAGGTGGTCGGGTGTTTCGAGAGCGCCAAGGTCCGGGTCGCCCCGGATCACGTCGTCATAGTCGCGCGCAAGAGTATGGGATCGGAACGGGCCGCTGCATGAAACACGAGGTCATCTGGATCGAGCGCGGCTGGCAGCCGGTGCACATCGGTTTCTGCCCGAGCCGGAAGGCCTGGCGCCGGGAAATGAAGCGCCTCGGGATCAAGGGCGAGGCCTATCCCGAGAGCGACGGCAGGGCGGTGACCTTCGATCACAAGGACGGCACGGTACTCGTTCTGGTGACGGTGAGGGACGGTTCCGAGAAGGAACACGATCAAGCCGAGATTGCCGGCATCATCGCGCATGAAGCCACGCATGCCTGGCAGCGTGTGCGACTGACGATGGGCGAGACCGAGCCATCGGCCGAGTTCGAGGCCTATGCCATGCAGGCGATCTTCCAGGGTCTCTACAGCGCGTTTCTCGAAACGAGAGGATGAGCCGTGGCCGATTTCTACGGCACCGTCGAGGGCGCCACTACCTATCATGCCGCCCGTGGCAATGCGGCATGGTCCGCTTCTGGCGTCACCGATGACCAGCGGAGCGCGGCTTTGTTGCGGGGCAGTTCCGCCCTTGATGGTCAATACGGCAGTCGCTATCCCGGCACCAAGACTGCCGGGCGGGCGCAGGTTCTCGGATGGCCCAGAACGGGCGCCCAGGACGCCTGTGCGGACGAGGACATTCCCGACGATGAAATCCCGCAGGCGATTATCAACGCCGCCTACGAGCTCGCGCTGGCTGAACTGCAGGCGCCGGGCTCTTCCTCCCCATCGGTAACGCTGGGCAGGGTGGTCAAGCGCCAGAAGGTCGACACGATCGAGCGCGAGTTCTTCTCGGCGACCGAAGGCGCGGCCATGTCGGCGGGATCAATGCGTCCCGTGCTGATGACGGTGGAGGACGCACTGCGCTGCGTTCTGGTTCCGGCGAGCGCATCAGTCGATCTGTTGAGGATCTGACGTGACGGACTTCTATGACGAGATGGCCGGCGTGGCCACGGAGCTTCTGACCGAGTTCAAACAGGGCTCGGTCGTCCTCCGCCGCACCACCCAGGCCGCGGGCGATAACCCCTGGGAGCCGGGCACCGAGACGACGGTGGACTACCCGCTCAGCGCCACGGTGCGTCGGGTGCAGCAGAAATACATCGACGGCACACTCATCGTCGGCACCGAGGACCAGATCACGTTCGCCGTGGTCAACGGGATCGCGCCGAGCATGACGACGGATCGCTTTGTCGTGGATGGCCACGCGCGGGTGCTGAAGGATCTTCGGCCGCTGCCCGCCGCCGGAACGCCGGTGGCCTATATCGCTTTCGTGGAGGCGTGAGTGGCTTTCTCCAACCGCTCCCGCGTCGAGCAGCTTCTCGACCAGTGGGAGCCGGAGATTCGCAATGCCTTCCTCGACGCCATCGACGACGTGCGCTCCAACGTGACGTTCAAGGTGATCGTCGAGAAGCTGGAACGGGGCGACATCGACGGCGCGATATCGGCCCTGCAGCTCGATCCCGAGGCCTTCGCGGATTTCGAGGACGCGCTGTTCCAGGCCTATGTCGACGGCGGCCGCTCCGAGGTCGAGAACCTGCCCAAGCTGCGGGACCGAGACGGCA